CTGTGGAGCGTCGAACGAAACTCCGTTAGGAGCTCACGTTCGCTCCTCACAACCTTCCCTGTTAAAGGAAGGCCCCCCGGGTTTTAATATGCCCGGAGCCACCGATACGTGATGCGGACGGTATCAGGTCGTCCTGCGCGTTTGAGGTGATCCTCATCCTCAACTGGTTCATTACTGAACCAGTCGGGGATGGACTGAGGCTCCGTACCTGGTTTGGTACGTGCCTCAGACTGCAGAAACACCTTCATTAGGGCGGCATAGCCATCCAATCGCGAGATTGGTAGCTGTGCACTTACACACATCGCTTTGACTTGCGGTTCGTGTAAGAATTTGTCAACTCTCTGCGTATCATAGCCTAGAGAAGACAACCGACCTAACGCCGAAGATGTTGGACCAACCGCAGGGAAAGGAATTATCCTTTCAATGTAATTGTCCAACCATTTCGTCGTTTGCCACATACCAGCCATGAAAAGCTGATTACGTAGCGAAACGATCGAAACAATCTCCGGAACGTGCCGGCGCTGTGTAGGAAAGACATGACGGACTCGCACGATGGAAACATCGTGGCCGTCATAATATTCCTTTCCGCAAGACTCTCTGAATTTACCAGTCCAGAAAGACTTACGGAGATTAACTAGAAAACCGAAGTTTTCTAGCATATTCACAACGCCTGGTACAAAATCTACAGGGACAACAATATCATCCCCGTAGACACGCACTGAACCCCTGAAGGACAGTAAGTCCTCCCGGGTAAGGCGTCGGCCGAGCTCTTGTTGAATCCCTAAGAAGATGACGGTAGTGAATACCAACATCTCCATCGGAAAACACAGAGCCGAACCCATAGACGCAAACTTGGCCAAAGTATGAACACCGTGGTCAGGTACGTCAGCCTTTCTGCTTCTCGTTGCCCCAATCGCTCTCGCAAGAGAGGGATGGTTAAGCAACAATAAGCGTACATGCTGATTGGAAACGCGATCGGATGCCTCACTCAGATCGAGTGTTGCGAGAACTCCCTTACGGGAGCCTCTCCTGGCAAGCATTTGATTATGCTCTTGCCTACGGAATCCAACGAAGCTACTAGCGAGGATGTCATTCTCGATAGCTTCCTGAATTTCACGTTTGAGCGCCTGCTGCATATACTGCATGCAGGTTGGCTCAATCGCTATTATTCGCGGCGTTTTCAACGTCTTAGGAACGTCGACGACCCTAACGGGCCGTTCAGTTCCAGGCGGCAACACGGATATATGGTCAACCGAATGGTTGAAATTTGGAACTAGGTACAGGTGTTTAGGAAACACCTTGTCCAAATCCTCGGGCCACTCTGACTGTTCGTACTTCGCGTTTCCGCGGAGACGATCAGCTGTGGCACCGGGGCCATGTTTCGGCAGAAGTTCCGCACTGTTAAGCTTTAAGCCAACAGTAGTGAAAACATCTGTCCATAGGAGTTGACTCATCATTACGAAGTCCTCAGATAACTCCGAGGATAATGATAAGTCAGTCCGGTACACCGTGTTGTCTGTCTCTACGAAACCCCGAATAGCTGCCCTCCTCCTTGTATCACTACAAGGAAGATTTATCTTTCCGAACATCAAACAAATCTGACGTACGGATTGAATAGCATCTATCGAGGGATCGGCGAGCAGCCGACAACCTTGTCGAGCGAAAATGAGTTCGAGGAAACCTCCGAGAAATCGGGGGAGACCACCCTTCCAAGGAAAACCTTGGAAGAG